AGCAGTTGACGCCGTAGATAAGCAAGCACTTCCGGCCTCAGGAATGACAATTAACCGTCCAAAATTCACCACTTACCCAACCGCAACAGTCGAAGCGGAAGGTGGAGCGGTAGCTAATACCGACGCCGTTTCCGAATATCTATCGGCTACAGTTTCTAAGTACAGTGGAATGCAAACACTAAGTGTGGAATTGCTAGAACGCTCAGACCCTGGATTCTTCGACGCAATTACACGCCAACTTGAATTGGCCTACCTAAAGGTCACAGACGCCGCAGTGATTACGGCTCTAACTTCTTTTGGAACTGCCGGAACTACGAATGTAACTGCCGACGCCGCAGGAATTATTGACTTCATTTCTACGGAGTCTCCTCTCTGTTATAGCGGTTCTTCTTTCTTCGCTAAGAATTATCTCTGCGGATCATCACAGTGGAGCTTACTTCTCGGAAGCACAGATACCACGGGACGACCAATTTTCACGGCCAACCAACCGATGAATGCGGCGGGAACTTCTTCCGTTAGCTCTATTAAAGGAAATGTCCTTGGACTTGACCTTTATGTAGATAAGAACGCAGTTAGCACGACGATTGATAACTCCGCGTTTATTATCGCTCCAGAAGCCTTTACAGTCTTCGAATCTCCTACCGCTTACATGAGCGTGAATGTTGTTTCAAACCTTCAAGTTCAAGTTGCTATTTATGGCTATATGGCCACAATGGGCAATATTGCAGCCGGTATCCGTCGCTTCAATATCGCGTAACTAAGCCGCTTACAGGGCTAGGAGGCCCTGGCCCTGTAAGCCTTTAGAGTTAGGAAAAATAATGGCAGCGACCTTCGTAACCGAAGCCGAACTAAGGTCAAACCTTGGAATCGGGACGCTTTATTCATCGGCGACCGTTGAAGAAGTCTGCCAGACTGCTCAGGATTTAGTTGACTCTTATCTTTGGTATAACCGCGCTCCGGTAGTTTCTAGCGGGATCACTTCTAATGTCGCCACGCTAGTAGTAGCTTCTCCGGGAATCTTCGTTCTAGGGCAGTCAGTCGCAATTACAGGTTGCGGTTCGCCGTATAACGGAACGCGAACTATTACAGGAACCGGGCCTTATACGGTTACTTCTAATAATTTATTTATGGCTTTTCCTTATAACTATCCTCGCGGTTATTCCTTTTTACAGTTTTCTATAACTGCGGCGGACGAAGCTCAGCATTTAGTTCTTCCTTACGGAGCTATGACAGGCCCGGAACATAAAACTCAGACTTATGCAAATACGCCAGCCGTTCGCGAGGCCGCGATGATGTTGGCCGTTGACATCTGGCAGGCTCGACAGGTTTCGCAGACCGGCGGAGTATCGGTCGACGGATTTACCCCGAACCCTTATCGCATGGGTAATAATTTAATCGGCAAAGTGCGCGGATTGCTTGCGCCTTACGGCTCCCCGAATTCGATGGTGGGATAATGCCTACCGCGCTAACTACTCTTCGCTCGACTATCGCGACGGCTTTAGCTAACGCTGGAGTCTGGAGCACTTTTAGTTACCCACCCGCGACGATACTCGCCAACTCAGTAATTGTGGCACCGGGTGATCCGTACCTTACGCCGTCGAATAACTCTCAGAATTCGATTGCCCCTCAGGCAAATTTCAAAATAATTATGACCGTTCCCATGTACGACAACCAAGGCAACTTAGCCGGGATTGAAGATACTATCGTTGCGGTCTTTAATAAACTAGCGAATTCTTCGCTGGTCTTTAATGTTGGTTCCGTATCCGCTCCCTCGGTTTTAAACGCCGAATCGGGTGCCTTACTAACGAGCGATTTACAAATAACCGTTCTAACAACCTGGAGCTAAAATGAGCACAAAAGAAGAAGATTTAGCGTGGCTAATCAAGACCGGTCAGGTCAGCGAAACCCCTAACGCTAAAAAACCGGAACCGGCTACTATCGAAAAAGAGGAAAAGTAATGGCAATTTATTTAAATAATAATGTGGGGGTAAAGCTTGCCACGGCGGCCGCGCCTACCGTTCCGTCTATCGACATCTCTAGTTATGTCACGGGCGTAACTTTAACACAAATCGTTGACGAACTTGAAGTCACAGCGATGGGTGATTCCGCGCATAAATTTGCTGCGGGATTGCAGGCCGCTACGCTTTCTATAGATTTTCTAAACGACTGGGCGGCGTCTCAGACTATGCAAACTCTTAACGCGGCTTTCGGCACTACTTTAGCCGTCTCTATGATTACTAAGAAGGGAACCGCAGTAGGAGCAGACAATCCTTCTTATCAGTTCTCTATCTTGGTAAATAATTTAACGCCAGTAGGTAACGGCGGAGTCGCAGACGAAGCGACTTCTAGCCTTAGCTTTACAGTTAATACCGCAGTAACCGTATCTTCTTCCGTCGCGTTCTAAGGAAAAAAAATGGCAAGCCTCAAAATAACTAGGGCCTCCGGGGAGGCTACGATTCACAAGATCACACCAGCGATTGAATACGCTTTCGAACTACAGTTCAAATGCGGAATTCATAAGCAATTCAGAGACCAAGAACGGCAGGGAGACATCTATTGGCTCGCCTGGGAATGCCTTCGTCGCGCAGGGATAACGATTCCGTTATTCGGAGATGAATTTCTTCGCGATTTAGAGGCAGTCGAGGTAATAGACGACGAAGACCCAAAAGGATAGACCGGGAAAGTTTCACCTATCTAGTGGCCTCACTAGCGGTGGAGCTTAGACTTTCTCCGGCGCAGGTCTTAGAAATGGATTCGCGAATGTTCCAGGCAGTTCTACAGGTATTAAAAGACAGAGCGGAAGGAATGAAGCGTGCCCGTAAAAGTCGAAGGCCTTAGAGAAACCCGTCGCGCTCTAGCTAAGTTCGCTCCAGATTTGAAAAAAGAAGTAGATAAGGACGCGCGCGACCGCCTAAAATTTATGGTCAAAGAGGCGCGAGGATTCGCCCCTTCGTCTCTTCCTGTAAATCTTCACGGCTGGCAGGTCGATACCGCAGGAAGAAAGATAACCGCGCAGACCTCCGCGTTCGCGACTCGTACCTTCCCGCTATATCAGGCCGGAGAAGTTAAGTCCGGAATTTCTTACGATACGGGCTTTAGTCGCGCGAATAAATACGGATTTCGTTCCTTATACGAACTGCGTAATAAATCCGCCGCCGGTTCTATTTACGAACTCGCCGGAAGAATTAACCCGGAAGGTCTGCCCTGGGTAGGGCCTACCGCTTCTCCGACAGATAGAACCGTCTCTAAATCCCGTAACCGTAAAGCCGGCCAGCATTTTATCGACGCTATAGATAGACAGGATAACCAGCGACAGATTCGCGGTAAGAAGGAAGGTCGCTTAATTTTCCGAACCGTCGAGAACGATAACGGTAAGTTTATTAGCTCAGTGATCTCAGGAATGAAAAAAGTAGAAGCCGTAACTCAGGGACGACTAGACGCGATTAAAGCTTTTGGGGGTGAACGATAATGGCTATAGCGATTAAGTTTTTAACGGAGTTCGACGGTAAAGCCCTAGCTAAAGGCGAAAAAGGTTTAAAGTCTTTCGCAGGCGTAGCGAAGAAAGTCGCCGGAACTTTAGGAGTCGCGCTTTCTGCCGCCGCGCTAGTTAACTATTCTAAGACCGCCGTTAAAGCTTTCGCGGCGGACGAAAAAGCGGCTAAATCTTTAGGCCAGACTTTAAAAAATACCGGAAACCTCGTAGCAGGAAAAGGCGCGAATAGCTTTATCGACCAGCTACAGAGAGCCACAGGCGTGGCAGATGACCAGCTTAGGCCGGCACTACAGTCTCTATTAAATAGCACGGGCGATTACGCGACCAGTACGAAAGCTTTAAATTTAGCTTTAGATATAAGTGCAGGAACTACTAAAGATGTAGGCACAGTCTCCGCCGCGCTCGCTAAGGCCTATGCGGGTAATACGACGGCCCTAGCTAAGCTCGGAACCGGTTTATCTAAGGCGACTTTAAAAACCGGCGATATGGCTTTTATTACGGAAACGCTTCAGAGGTTATTCACAGGTCAGGCAGGAATCGCGGCAGAGACTTACGCCGGGAAAATGGAACGCCTACAGATAGCGACTTCGGAAGCTAGCGAGACTATCGGCGGAGCTTTAGCGCAGAGTTTCGTTATCCTGGCAGGTACGGACGAAATCGGAACGGCTACTAAGAAGATAGACGACCTAGCGGACGCTATCGCGAACTTAACGGTCGGTTTCGCGGACTGGTTCGCCGTTAATAATAAAGCTTTCGCTAAATCTATCGCGGATACTTTCGGAGGGCCCGGCGGTGATCTGTCCGCTTTCGAAGATTCTTTCCTGGGCAAAATTATGAATCGCGGTAGAGGATTAAGAGCCGCCGTTCCTCTCGGAACCGCTCCTACCTATAACCAAGTCCAGGCGCAGAAAAACCTAGATAAAATCGAAAAGGACAGAATCGCGCGCGAAAAGAAATCCGCCGCAGACGCTAAAAGAGCCGCA